CGCTGATGCGATGCCAAGCCAATCAATCACCATCTGATTCGTAACCCAGGTGCAGGAAAGGGTGATGGTGAGAGTGCCCTGGGGGTCCACGGGCTGACGGTCGAAATCGTCCAGCACCAGCGGCATGAGCAGCTGATTCAGGATGATCTCGGTGTCGTCATAGACGAAATCGCCCCACTCATCCACGCCCACGAAACGATGGATGGGGACGGCCTGCACGACATAGGTGCCGTTGATGCTGGCGCCCATGTTTCCGAGCGTGACTGACTGACCGATGCCGATATCGGTGTCCTCCAGCGTAGTCACGACGAGATGATCGTCGGCCAGCTGCTTATGAGTGACGGTGAACGTCGGCATGGTCAGTCAGTCAGGATCGGGGGGTCAGGTGAACGTTGCCTTGACGAACTTGCCGGCGTCCATCATGGACGTTGCGAAGTAGCCGCGCCACGCCAGCGTCCGAGAGAGCTCCGTGGGGTTGTCCACGGTGATCGCGCCCTTCTGCTGCTCGAAAATCTCGTAGCCGCTCGGATCGCCCATGATGAGGGTGTTGCTGGCGAACCAGCGGCTCACCACGACCTGCAGGCCGTAAGCGTTGCCATTGACCTGGCCGGCCCCGAGGGACCCATTCGCGTTCATCGGGCCCACCGACGGGAACAGGCTGCGCCCGGTCGTGTCGGCCAGACCCAGCAGGTAGCCCCAGATGTTCGGGCTGACGAACAGGTGAGTCGGCAGGTTGCCGTCGCTGTTGCCCAGAACGTCCTCCGCAGCTCCGCCAATCCAGGTGGCCCACTTCGCGGGGTCGTCCAGGTCGGTCGCTGCCGCGCCGAATGCCAGGGTGTTCGTGCTGCCGCTGACGAGGTTATCCGCTGCCACGTTCTCGGTCGTGGTCGCGTACACCCGCGCCATATCGTCCAAAATCAAGTTGAGCACCGCCGGATCGGTCCAGTCCAGGTCCTGCTCGCTGATCTTGACGTAGCCGCCGTAGGTGCCCTTCGTGATCTGGATGTCGTCCACGACGAAGGTCCCGCTCTGCAGCGTGTCGAACTCCGCTGCCTGCGCTGCCATGCTGGTGTGGGTCGTCACCTTCGGACGGATGAACACCTTGCCGCCCCCGGGCATCGCCCGCACGCCCACGGCGTCAATCACCGGGCGCACGCCCACGTAGTTGTTGTACGCAGGCCCCACGATCGGGGTCGGAAGGATGCCGGCGGTGTCGGCGGTGCCGACCTCCGGCGCAGCGGCGCGAACGGCCTTCTGCATCTGCTCCAGCTCGGGGCCGCCCTTGATAAGCGCGGCGATGTATTCCACGGCGCTCGGCAGCTCCGGCTTCTGCGCGTAGATGATGGGATTCGTCGGAATGGTGGCCTCGGCCTCGACGGGCTCGGCCTTCTCGGCGTCGGTCATTTCCTCATGCTCCTGCTCGGTGTTGTCGGTATCCTGCTCGGGGTCCTGCTGCGCCTCGGGCTCGGCCTCGGCGGTCGCCGCAATATCGGTGATTACGGCATCCTCATATGCGGGAACAGCCACCAAAGAGAGCTCGACGAGCTTTGCCTCGGTGACGTTCATCACGCCCTCCGCATCCGTGGTGAACTTCACGGGGTGGGCGCCCACGCTCACAGAGTCATATGCGCCGGCCTTGAGCAGAGCCACGGCATCGCGGCTCGCTCGCGTGTCGGCCAGCGTTGCCTCGAATTCCAGACCATCGGGGGAATCGGTGAGGGTGTCCACGATCCCCCGCAGCTGGGTCAGGTCATGATTCTCGATGAGCTTTGCGGGCTTCTGCTCGGTGTCGAACGCGCCGCGCTCGAACTTCACCTGCTGCCCACCGGAAACGGTGGCAACGGTGTCCCAGGGGACGGCCACGCCGGCGATGCGTGCCGGCTCATTGCCGTCTGCTGCCTGCGCTGTGATGAGCGTCGTGTCGGCCTCAAACCGGAGCATCATTTTCCACTTCCTCCGGCGCTCGTGCCGGCGTCGTTTCGGTCGGGGTGAAATCCTGCAGGTATTCGTCCAGGGCGAATTCCACATGCTTTCCACGCGCCACGACATCAGGCATCGAAAGCCGTTCCTGCATTGCGTAGAGGATCGGACGGGCGCCGAACAGGATCAGGTCTTGCCGCGCCTGCTGGGCATTCGCGTAGGTCATGCCTGATTGATCTATCGCCAGCAGGTAAGCGGGAATGTCCATGAGCCGGGAAAGCTCCTTAGTCTGGTACTCCCGGCCCTCCACCAATTGCAGCTTTGAGGGGTCCACGTCGTAGGACTCGAATGCCACATGCTCATTGAGAGCGCCGATGCTGTTCGTGCGGCGATTCGCGGCCCAGGCAGCGGCCATTTCGGCCAATTCCTCGCCGCTCATGGGCTCGCCGCCCTTCTGCTGCAGGTAGCCGGCGGCGATTTCGTTACTTGCAAAGCGTTCCGCAGCCTGGTCGAGCCGCAGCGCGATCTGGATGGCGCGGGCTCCCTGGTAGATGATGCCCTGCGATCCCGAATGAAATTGCACCAGGTTCCCAACGTCCAACGGCAGGCCGTTGAAATCCACCTTATCGGCAGGGCCAAACCATTCCGGCGGCGCGTTATCCGGCGTGGTGCAGAGATTCGCCGGGAGCCATTGAAAAGCGGCAGGAAATCCGGTGCTGTAGCGCGAGGTAACGAGCCAGAAGGCACGCCCATACAGAATAAGGTCGCGTGCCGTCTTGGCCATGATGAAATTGCGCGTGGTGCGGGGGTCGGGGCGCGTCATCCACGCCTCGCCCTCGACATATAGCTTCTCGTACCGCTGCCCGGTCCATTGCAGCGTGTAGGTACGCAGGTTCAGGGTGGCAGCGACCGTGGAGAGCAGGGAGATTGCTCGTGCCACGGTCGGGACGCTCAACGCAGCTTCCTCGGAGGCACCCACGCTGTACCCCAGGAAGTTTCCCGGCTGCGGAGCGCCACTAGCTGCCGCGATGGGCGCTGATCCCATCGCAGGTGCCGCCTTCACCTTACGGGCAAAGAGCTCCATATGGGAAGTGTCCCTTACGAGCTAAGGCAATACAACCCACGGGGGAAAACGATACGAATTGATACCCATGAGGCCCGCAGGGGGAACCAAACGGGCCCCATGAGCCCCCATAGCGTACTAACCAAACGCAATAGCGGGTTTCGCTCGCGCCGCCGGTCGCACGACCATCGCCGCAGCGAATACCAGGCACCGGGCAAGCGTGATCGGGCCCGATGATTTTTGCGACGAGAGGGCATAGCCCCTTTGGGTCTTGACGCCCACGGCGCGATCTACATGCTCCGCCAGCATTTGTTCGCCCGTGTGAACGATCCGCCCTTCGAGGATTAGCTGCCGGATAGTGCCGGTGTGCGTTGCGAGCTCGCCGTAGCCCACTTGCACCTTCTTACGGTCCAGCGCCGGCGGAGCCAGCTCGAACAGGGAGGGCGTGAGCGCCACGGCATCGCATTCCTTGGCCGCTTCGGTGATCTCATCCCACGCGCCGGAAAGCGAATCGGAAAGGAATTCCACCGTGACACCTATGGAATCATCATCCTTACGCTGCGCCCTTACGCCGCAGTATAGAGATTCATCTATGGACGAATCTACGGCCAGCACGCCGCCGGCGGGAATCGAATCCACTTTGAGGGCCGCGAACGTGCCAGGGGGGAGCCAGCTGGTCGCGCTGCTGATCCAGACGTTCAGCGATGCCCGCAGGAATGCGGCCTTGTCCACCTGCTCGGATTCGTCCTGCAGGATTTCGGGCTCAAGCGTGTAGCCCAGGGCCGGGTTTGCCATCGGCCACACCTCGGGCGATGCCAGCGGATCAATCCCAGGGGGCACCGACCATTCAGCCATGTAGAGGCGCGTGGTCTTGCCCTCATCTATCGCCCGCAGCCCTTCCTCCCGCATCTGCAGCATCGCGTGTGAATCCTCGGTGCCGGCGGTACTCCAACAGGAAAGGAGCGGAGATTTCATGGCACGCTGCGATGGGAGGGCACCATTGAGCAAAACGTCCCGGCTGATCGCCCACACTTCGTCGGCCACGATATAGGTCGGGGAAAAGCCGTGAAACGCTTTGGGGGTCGCGGCCTGCACGAGCCAGCGCGTGCCGTCCGGCATGATCGCTTCATTCCGGCCATAGCTCCCCTCG